CAACGCGCTTACGCGCGTATGTGGTATCGACACAAGTGCGAGGAGCAGCGTCGCGCGTTGGAGCGTCAGTCGTGAGCGATCCAGTGAATCACCCGACGCATTATCGCGGGGGCGTGTATGAGGCGATCAACGTAATCACCGCGTGGCGGCTGGACTTCCTGCGAGGTAATGTCGTCAAGTACGTATGTCGCGCGGGGTTGAAGGATCCGCGCGCGGAGCTCGAGGACCTCAAGAAAGCGCGGTTCTATCTCGACCACGCGATCGCTCAGCTCTCCGAGCCCGGCGAGTCCGACGACTGAGGGGGGAGCCAACGAGAGACGGTCTCATCGAGCTCGACGCGCTCGGGGGATGGGCGCGCGCTGAGCTCGAGCGCGCTGAGTCGCTCGATGATCGCGCGCTGTAGGTCGGTGATCATGTCGCGGTGAATCTGGAGTTGAATCTGCGCGTCCCTCAATCGGGCGATCAGCGCCTCGCGGTCCGCGTTCGCTTTGCCGAGTTTGTCGCGCAGCTCCTCGACCTCGCTCGGGTCTCGACCGCTCGCGATCGCGAGCATCGACGAGATTGAACCCGTGATAACGCCCAATATCCCGACGAGCACATCCCGATTCTGATCTACGATCGTGACGCGCGCGAGGAACACGACGAGCCCGACGACGAGCAGTAAAAAGAACACGGCGAACCACCAACCGCGCCGAGCCTTGTATTCGTCTAACTCTGTTACTTGTTCGCTCACCATTGTTTAAACGCCTCTCTGATCGCCTCGACGACGATCGCGATATAATCGAACCAGTCCAACCAAGTGACGCCCCACAGGTGACGCCCTTCGCGGTTCGAGAGCCACGGGTACATCATAGCGAGAATGTAACCGGCGCTGATCCACGAGAGCCGATACAGCAGCCACAGCGCCCACTCCCTCCAACGACGATGACGCGCGCGCGACTTAATCGTTTTAGCGCCCCCGACGCGCTTCGCCTTCTCGTTTCCGCGTGGGGGTTGAAGCGACTCGATCGTGTCACCGACTGCGTACAGCGTGACCGGAGCGCTCACTCCCTTGAATCGATAGAGACCGACGCACGCGAAGCGCGTCCCTTTGGGCGTGGAGGGGTTCGTTCGATTGCGTACCGCGCGCATCGCGTCCCGCGTGAGGATGACTTGACCCGCCTCGCAGACGGACATCGCGCGCGCGGCGATGTTCTTCGCGATCCCCTCGAGCTCGACGCTCTTCGCGCCGACCGCCGAATAGAGCTCGTCCTGCGTCACCTCGACGACGTCCCCATAATGAATCCCGATCCGCGCGCCGAGCTTCGTCCGCTGTGGGATCTGCGCTTGATAGTGGAGCGCAAAATTGAGCGCGTCGATCGGTCGCTCGAACGACAACAGAAAACCGTCGCTCCGATCGATCTCGCGCCCCTCGAATCGGTAGAGCAGAGAGCGCGCGAGTCGGTCGTGATACTGCAACCACGCCGCAGCGCGCATCGCTCCAGCGCGTTGGACGAACGCGGTCGAGCCGATCAGATCGAGCAGTACGATCGCGAGGCGTCGGTTCTTGAGCTCCATGTGTCCTCGATTCGGCGCGCGTGTGATACACTCCCCATGATAACAGAGAGGAGCGTCACAGATGGACGAGCACAACACCAGAGTCGAGAACTGCATCGCGCGCGCGGAAGAGGCGCACGCTTACAACGTCACCGAGCCCCCTCGCGGGTACTACGTTGATGAGGACGGCGTGATCTTGAAAAAGGGCGCGAGCGGATTCAGCGAGGCGACGAGCGAGGACGAGCTCCATCGCGGAGCCGAGATCATCCGATACATCAACGAGGGGCTAGGGTGGGACAAGTCCGACCCCTACACGAACTCGTATAATCTGAAGGTCGGCGGGTTCAGTTGGTGCGGAGCGTTCGCTGCGTGGTGCGACATCACGCTGAGCGCGGAGCTCCGGAAGAAGGTTCTCCCCTCGACGTATCGCTTGTGGGAGTTCTGCAAGGGTACGGCGCGCTCGATCCCCCTCGACGAGATCCAACGAGGCGACATCGTGGTCGTCGGTAAAAAAGGGGGCAAGCGTTGGGGCGCGCACATCACGCGAGCGCTCGAGGTTGGCGAGACGCACGTCTCAACGATCGAGGGTAACGCACACGGGCGACTCGGCTCGGGGCTTTGGGGCGAGGGTGTGGTGACGCGCCGACGCCCGTTCAAGGGGCACAACAAGCCGCGCGAGAGCTTTATCATGTTCGCGTATCGCTTTCTCGAGGAGGACTACGAATGAGAGCACATAACCCGCGACCGTCGTTCGACGATCAGATGCGCGAGATCAGCGAGATCAGCGAGGCGCTCATTCAGAAAGCGCTGAGCGCTGATAAGGTGGGCGCGGCGTCCGCGATGCCACAAGCGCACGACCTCAACCCGTGGGACTCGACGGCAGCGTATGGAGACACGTATCGAGGCACAGAGCACGAGGGGACGCTCGGGCTTGATTACGACGTTCTCCTCCAGATGTCGCGCGTCCCTGTGATCTCCGCGATCATACAGACGCGGATCAATCAGGTCGCGGAGTTCGCGACGCCGCAGCGTGACAAATACTCCGCGGGATTCGTGATCGGGCCACGAGATAACGACGCCGAGATGACCGACGAGCTCCGCGAGCGGATCAACAAGCTCACGCGATGGATGGAGACCTGCGGAGACGGCGCGTCGATGGGTGGCGCGGATTCGTTCGAGTCGTTCATTCGTATGATCCTCAGAGACTCGCTCACGTTCGATCAGTGCGCGTTCGAGATCGTGCGAAACAGGGGAGGCGAGGTCGTCGGATTTATTCCGGTGGACGCTTCCACGATTCGACGCAGCGCGATCACCGACGAAGAGAAGCGCGAGGGGCGTCGCGATTGGGAGGAGTCGGCGTTTGTTCAGGTGATCAACGGGAAAAAAGTCGCCGAGTGGGACGCGGACTCGCTCGCGTTCGGCGTGAGGCGTCCGCGCACGTGGGTGTATTCTCGCGGATACGGTTATCCAGAGCTCGAGGAGCTCGTGCGGACGGTGACGTACTTGGTAAACGCTGAGACGTATAACGCGAGTAACTTCACCAACGGGATCCACGTCAACTCGATCCTCGCCGTTAAGTCGAAGATGAGCCCGCAAGTGTTCCGCGCGTTTCGGCGTGACTTCTACGCGATGCTCTCCGGAGCGCATCAAGCGAAGCGAACGCCCATACTACAGCTCGACCCCGAGGCGGACGAGGAGGTCTCGTCGGTGAACCTCGGCGCGAGCGCCGAAGAGATGGGCTATAGTACGTGGATCGGGTATCTCACGAAGATCGCGAGCGCGATCTATCAGATCGACCCCGCGGAGCTCGGGTTCGTGTTCGGCGCGGAGGGCGTGACGAGCGCGCTCAGCACAGGGGGCGCGGGCGATCGACTCCTCGCGTCTAGGGATCGCGGATTGCGTCCGCTGCTTCGTCAGGTCCAGGGATGGATCAATCGCTGGATCATCCATCCCATCGACCCCGAGCTCTCGATTCGTTTCGAGGGCATGGACGCAAAGAGCGCCGAGGCTGAGCTGAGGAACAGGATCGACGCGGTCTCGCATTACGCGACGATCAACGAGGTCCGCGCGGACGCGGGTCTCGAGCCCCTCGAGCAAGGGGGCGACATCATCCTAAATCAGACGTATATCACGGCGTTGATGGGTAGGGACGGCGCGGAGGGTGAGGTCAACCTGGAGGACCTCGAGGGGGGAGACGACGAACCCGCCGAGCTCGACGAGGGAGACGGCTTCGACAACGACGCCGAGCTCGAGGACGGCGACGGGATCGACAGCGACATCGAGGACGACGAGGGCGATGACATCGAGAAGGGCGTCCCCGCTCGATACTCACACATCGATTTCACACCGCCGAAGGGCGTACAAGAGTCAGCGGAGCGCGGTCTCGAGCTGCGTCGCGAACATGGTCGCGGGGGGATGACGACACGCGAAGCCGGTCGCGCGGGGATTGGGTCCGGCGTTCAACGCGCGAGCGACCTCGCGGGAGGTGAGCGACTCGGTCCTGATACCGTCAAACGTATGGCGGGATTTTTCAATCGTCACCGCGTCTACAAGGAACACCACGGAGACACGACGAGCGCGTCCTACATATCGTGGATGCTCTGGGGCGGTGACGCGGGTGATCGTTGGGCGCGTAAGATCGTCTCGCAGATGAAGCGCGCCGACGAGCTCGAGAAGGGGGAGCGCGCGGACACGCCCGCCGAGCCACACGAGCGCAAGCGCGGATCGAAGCGTAACCCCGAGGGGAGCGCAGCGAGCGCCGATTCGGCGAGGTCGATCAAGCTGAGTAAGAAGGTAGTCGACGCGTTGAAGGAGGACGTTAAAGAGCACAACGAGAAAGCCGAGGAGCCGTGGCAACGCGTGACGCTCGCGCAGTTGAAAGCGGTGTGGAGACGTGGCGCGGGTGCGTTTAGCGTGTCACATCGCCCCTCGCAGAATCGCCAGAGTTGGGCGTTCGCGCGCGTTAAGGCGTGGCGCAAGATCGTAATGGGCGGGGGGAACAAGCGATTCACGCAAGACGACGACCTCTTACACGCCGATCACCCGCGTCGTCGAGCCGAGAAGGCGCTCGAGGGCGATACGCTCCACAAAGCACGCGGGGGCGAGGTGGATCTGATCGCGGAGCTCGCTCAACAGATGCGGGGCTTGTACGAGGTTCGCCTCGGCGAGCTGAGAGATCGACTCGAGGATTTGACAGATGACTCGTGATGACCTAGCCAAAGAGGCTGCGCGTCTCACGCGCCTATATCACGACGCGCTCCTCGTCGACATCCTCGGCGAAGAGGGCTCCGGATTGAGTGACGCGAGGCTCGACGAGTTGAGAGACGACGAGCTCATACGCGAGCCGATGGTGTTCGCCGAACTCGATCCCCTCGCGTATACGCTCGCAGCGGGTCGCGTTTTTGACGCGCAACCTGAGCGACTCGCCGAGCTCCGCGAGACGGGGATCGATGAGTTCACGCCCCTCATTGAGGTCGAGCTGAGACGCGCGACGCCTCGCTCGACTGAGGCGGTGGACGTGAACATAGAAGCACCCGAGCCCCTCGAGGGTGGTGAGGGAGATCAAGCGCCCCCGACGCCCCCCTCGTGGATGAGCCCCGGAGAGCGTGGCGCGTATCAGCGTCTCGCGCTCCGCGCGGGTGAGTACATCCGAGGACTCGGTAACGCGCTCAGCGAAGAGCTAGAGGACGTCGCAGCCGAGGGATGGGAGGGCGAGCAGATCGTCGCCGAGGTCATACCCGAACAACGCGAGGCGATGCTCGCCGTACTGCGCGAAGAGGCTGCGGAGGAGTCCGCGACGGGGAGGGACGCGCGACGCCTCGCGGGTACGCTCGCAGATCGAACGGGGTATTACGCGCACAACTGGACGCGCATCGCGCAGACGGAGCTCCAAGCGGGACACAACGAGGGGCGCGTGATCGCGTCGGTCGAGGCGTATGGAGACGAGGCGCG